CCTGCTACAGTAGCATTCTCATCTACAGTAAGAGTGTCAACATTTGCAGTACCATCTAACCACAAGTTGTTCCACTGCTGTGTAGAACTACCAAGGCTAAACGTACCTGTTACTTCTGGTTTGATATTGCTGTTTACGTCTGCTTGAAAGTCGATAGTATCTGTGGCGGCGTTACCAAAAGTCAAGTTGCCTGAAATGGTAGCGTCACCTGTCACTGTAAGGTTACCGCCTACAGATACATTACCAGTAGCAGCAACAGTAGCGCTGTTAACAGCACCTGAAAAGAAACCATCCTTGAACTTAACACCTGAAGAGCCTACATCTAAAGTGTTTGTAGACTTAGGTAGAACACTAGAAGACGATACAACTACGTCCTGCGCTGGACCGACCTTAGTGATAGGCGCACCCTCACCTACACTACCATCGTGTTTATGTCCTGTGGAAGCGTTAAACGCATCCTTGATAGCATTGTACTCATTATCAAAATCATCAGCATCAATAACATTACCGTTAGAGATGTTGTTGCTAGTGTCCTGACGCTCATAACCTGCCATTTTTTAGTCCTTACTGTCTGTCGTTTTGTCTGAACTCTAGCAGGGCTGTGTCTAGAGTGAAGGTAGGATTAGTAGAGAGATCCTCTACACGTAGTGCTATAGTTTTGCCGGAACCAACTAAGTTTGTGTTGTACACAACATCAAGCTCACCCCCATAAGTTGCTGTACCAAACACAGCAGCGGAGGAGCCATATAGGAATATAGCTGTGCCCGTACTTTCTATGCGTTGTGTTGCTGGTTGAACTACATTTGTGTTGGTAGGTGCAGCAAAGTCGTACTTTACGTTTAGACCTATGTTCATAGGCCCAGTAGGTTCAGCGTATAGGGTCATCTTGTAGAAAGATTTACGTAGCTGTGGATCAGAGATAGGCATAAAGGGTGATTCGTACACTGCATCAATGTTAGCACCATCAAAGCTAGAGCCTGTATCCAAGATGTAGATGTAGCCATCACCACTAGCAAAAGCTATAGTCTCTGCTGTACCTGAGTAGCGGCTATCAGCTATATAAGCTTTAATGCCAAACGTAGTAGACCAGCTAATGCCTGAAGCACCTTGAGCTATAAACTTAGTAGCTATCAACCCTTTAGCAACCTCCGTCTGTTCAGAACCAATGTATGCAAAGATGCGGTACTGAGACTTCTCACGTAGGACTACAGATGTGAAGTTAGATGTACTACTAAGAAATGTATTAGCACTCTTAGCAATAGGATCAGACGCAATATCCAACCCAAAGTCACCAATACGATCTGTAGCACTGAGTAAGCGAATACCATCCGGGGCAAGATACATGATATCACCACCAACCTCTTGGATAGTGTCGCCATTGATACAACCAATACGATCCGTAATCGGTGATACTTGGAAGTCAGCGGCAGTGTTACCTGTTAGTCGCTTAATACTATCCGTAGTGAAGATAATAAGCTGATCACGGAATAGAGCTAGACCTGTTATATCATTAGCTACGTTGATAGACCCTGCACCATTACCAGCACTAAAGTCATCTACAGTAAAGGGTGCTGTAAAGAATACGTTGTTACCCTTAGCGTAGAATGCTGTATCCTTAAACACTGCTACATGATCTGCACCTAGTGCATCTGTAGAGCTAGTAACTGCTGTTAGGGTATTACCTGAGGTGTTGTAGATAGCAGGGTAGTTAACGCCATCAACAAAAACAACCTTATCATCACCATCCAGGTTATACAAAGCACTACGAGCCTTGCCACCTAACAGAGGTCTAGCACCCATAGATGTCCATGTAGTACCCGTACCGTAGTAATACTCTGTGAGGTTAGAAGCATTCTGCCTAGCGACCACAATACGCCCAGAACTAATGACCTTTAGGGCTAGGATAGGGCCAGAGCCTGTAACCTCTGTGTCGCTATACTTTTCATAACCTTTGATCTTAGAGTAGCCACCTTCTTTAGTAGCTTCAAAGTTCTGCAGGATAGTAGCAGAACCCACAGCATTAGTACCCTGCTGTAAAGGGCTAAGGTTAGAGATGAGACCACCTCTAAACTCAATAGGGAATGTCTGCCACTGTGTAGCCATCAGAAATGTACTCGTGTATCTCGCAAGTATTCAGTGCGATTAATGTGTAAGCTACGGAGTTGTTTAATGCCTTGCTCAAACTTTTGTAGTGATAATTGTGCAGCCTGTGTGTCACCACGGAACTGATAAACATAGTACATAGCACCATCTACAATCGTATAACGATATTGCTCAGGTAGTGTTGGTACATCTGTGGGAGACTCTAGGTCAAACCCTGTACGGAAATACTCATATACTACTTCATATGCTTGGTCGGGTGGAGGAGAAAAGATAAGTTCTCTACTTGGAGTACGTACAACATACTTAGGAATTGTATGTGTACTTGCCTCAGAGTTATACTCATAATCAGCAAACTTGTCAAGCCATTCTTCATAAGTAAGAACTTTTAGCTTTACTGTTCCTACATTGAGATCTGAGTTACGCTTGATGCGAAAGGTATTCATGTTGATAGTTTTGCTGTCGTAAGGCATACTGTAACGTACTTCACCTACAGCCAAGACTTCTGTTTCTTCTACATGGTTCCAAGGCCACTCAAACTCTTCTTGATTGATGTGGCGAATAGCTGCATTAACAGCATCCTTAGCAAAGCTGTAATAACCTGTGGCTGTAGGGAAGTTGTCACTTGTAAGCTCTACTTCGTTGAGGCGGCGGTTAATGTCGTTAACTAGGCTAATGTAGTCGTATGCCATTCTTACTTCTCCCGTACACGTAGAAATATACTACGCTCGTATTGTAGCCCAGAGCCTGTCGTAATGCCACAGGTAATTGTATATCTTATGTTGTTTGTACCTAAAGAGAAACGTGCTGTCGATACTTTGCCAGAGATTGTACCAGTGACAAACTGAAGACCGTTTACCACATCAGAGTCAGCTAACTGTGTCTTAACACCAGCAGCATCTTTGATGTACCAGGTAACAGCAGATATAATGTCTGTACCTAAGAAGCGAGACCAGTCAACACTGTAGTCTACGATCTCATCTTTATCTTTATCAGGCCACTTATATGCCATGATTGCTCCTTATGCTGCTATGTACACAGTATTGTTTGAGTGTGGACTATCTATGTATACAGTGTTTTTTGAGTCAGGTTGCGTTATATACACAACACTCTGCTTGTTGTAGTCATCTGCGTAATCTTGGTAAGGGAATACTACAGCTGTTGGATCTGCTAGATTAACAGAGAATGTAGCAGTTATTGTATCCAGTGTTATTGAAGCCTTAGCATCTTCATCCGCAAACTCATAGTTGTTTAACGTCAGAGACACACCTGTTATAGCAATTTGTGCCTGAGCAGAAGGAACTATAGAGCTAATGTCAAAATTAGACGAGACACTAGATACACCGATATTAGACTTACCAGTTACTTCTGAAAATGCACTAACAGTAAAAGAAGAAGTTGCAACAGGTAACACTATACTAGCCTGAGCATCTTCATCAGCAAATTCATAGTTGTTTAGCGTTAACTCTACGCCTGCAATAGCAGCTGCCGCTTTAGCATCAAACGCTATTGTATCTGCTGTAAAGGTAGCTGATATATCAGGGAAGGTTATAAGAGCTTTAGCATCTACATCTGCAAAAGTATTGATACTGAAAGAGGCTGTAGCACCTGTAGGTGTAGTACCAGCCTGTGCATCTACATCTAACAAGTCGTTGATGCTAAAGGAAGCAATAACATCAGATACAGCAGTAGATGCCTGAGCATCAAAGAGTATATTGACGTTATTGCTTGCTGATACACTAGCCAACGTATGGTTAGCTATGGCTTCGTAAAGCAGATCTCCTGTACTAAACTGTGCTGCTGTCCCAGACATAAAAACCTGAGCAACCAGCTCAGTAGCAGACTGAGATAAAGGTGTCTGTGAAAACGCTGTGAAGCCTAGCATGTTAAGTCCTTACTCAGGCTTAGTGGGCCATGTGATGTCTGTTGGAAAGCCAGCCTGTGTTGGGATGTCCCTGAGTAAAGACCGATAAGACGCCCATGCAGCCGTATCTACAGGAGCATCAGCAACCTGTGTCCAATCAGAGGATGACAGGAGTTCGTCACGATTGGCACGAGCATCTACAGCAGGATCAACTGGATCTGGCTCAGGTTCTGCCTCTGGTGCTGGGATATCCTCTACAGCCCATGCAGAGCCATCCCATCGTGCAAGCTGTCCCTCTGTTGTTGCAGGGGGTTCAATCTCTACACAACCTGCTGGAATGAGCATGTTGCTTTCATCCATTGGGTCTGTGTCTGCTGTTGTGATGCCTACGAAGACACCATCAATGTCGGTTTGATATACGTTCATATCTGTGTCTCCTTAGTACTTAATACAGGCAAGTAATGCCCTGTTGCGTGGTCTTGCCTCTCCACCACTGTTCTCAAACCGTATACCATCCCCGTCGCCACCGGATAAGTAATAATTCTTTAACCAAGCGGAATAACCAGACTGCGGGACGCTAACACTATCATTGGAACTATTAGGGT